GTCAAAGTGAACACCTCATTGTTGGCTCAAAGCGAGTGCCATTGCCCCTGCTTGGCTGAGAGTTTCCACAGTGCATTCAAGCATGATCGAGATTTCATCCACATGGTCAAAGGTCTGAGCGACGCCAAGATAGATTTGCTCGACACCAACGAGGTAGCCCTTTGTCCATCGTTGCGGCCCGACATCTAGAGTGTCTTGGATAAAGTCAGCATTGGTGTTGTTTGTGGCAATGGTGAGGGAGCCAGATGCAATAACGGATTTGTCAGTGATGCCGACCAATGCTGTTTGAGATTGGGTTGTGAGTTGAAATCCTGAACGGCTGGTAGTGTTGACCGCACCGTTGACCAATTCAAGAGGAGATCCATACTGAACCTCAATGTTGTGAATGCGTAGAACCGACTTGCCCAGGGCATCAACATATGCCCCAAGGTCTACGCTTGTTTGTGCGTAGTTTGTTCCGTCTGTGTTTGTTTTTGCTCGAATAAAGAAAGAGTCGCTCTTTGCCATGATGGGTCTAAAGTGCCGACAGTATATGAACTGCACCTTATCTTCTTTACCAACTCAAGTCAAGCGATAGAACTCGCGTAGCGGCTCTCCACTACCCACCCCCACCCACCCTACCATGTTACCACACCATACATAAACTGATTCCGTAAGGAATCTTATTTTTTGAGATTCCAATAACATTATTATTATATCCAAGAACCGTTTGGACGTATCATGGGGAACCAATATAGCATAACGGTGAGCGATGAAACTCATCATATCTTGAAGCAAGCAAAGAAGGACGGGTACAAAGTCAGCCAATTGATTGACGTGGCCGTCAAGACATTGGGACGTGAGCAACTGTTACGCCTAAGAATGGTCTGGAAGTCGTATGAAGGTGATGAAGAATGATCCCAGTCTTCACCAAAGAAGCGCGTTGCGAGGAGTGTTACAAGACGTTCACGACACATCAATACGATGATGAATGCATTTGCACGTCGTGTCGTTCAATGAAAGCACTTGAGCGCATTGCTGAAGCAATTGAAACGTGGGTGGGTTGGCAATGAGCGACGACTTCTTCAAGTGCGATTGTGTTAGAATGTGGTACGACCACATCAAGTGGTGCAACCGAACCGTTCACGATGAGTTCATGGATGAATCAAATCATGATGGTTGCGACGGAACACGTAACGGTGAGGATGTCCACTGCACTGATTTTCAAGTTGATGACGGTGACGTTCTCAAATGCACCATGTGCAATGAGATGTGGGTGCATTTAGATGAAGACGATTGAAGTTCAATGTGCAATCTGCAACTTTGTTGCTGTAATCGAACTAAAGTGGGATCATCGCAAAGGCCCAAGAAGTCCACCAGACGTTTGGATTTGTGATACTCACAGGTAAGGCACTAGTGCCAGAGCAGTTCGTACAGCCTCAAAGCCGCCGACCATAGCGAGAGTGAGAAATGACGCAATCAAATTCAACTTGATAAGTCCCTCAATGTTTGTGTCCTTTTCTGCACGTCGTTCTTCTCTGGTCATCAACCACTGAGCGAACCTTTCAGTACGCGTATTTGATTTTTCAATTGGATTCTCATCTTGTGTCATCTTGCGATCTCTCCTTGATTAGTTGTAGAATGCTTTCGTCATCGCTGAGCTCTTTCTGTCGGAGGACAATGAGGTAATTGCAAGGGTCGTTGCTTATGTTTTGGATGTAGAGGTCACGGAGGACCACGTGGTCGGGGTCGATCACGGAGAATGAAGAACCTGTAGGTGTGCCTCCAGAACCCCAGCCGTTTCCAGCCCATGCGATTTGCCGACTGTCCGAAGCATCTCCTCCAGGCCTCATGTCGTATTCTTTGCCGAGTACAGCATAAACACCGTCAGCCCCTGTACCATCAACCCAAACATAGAATTCTTCGATCACGTAGCCTTGAGTCAATTGTCCATCATCAACAACCAATTGCTTGATGTTGGTATTAGTCAATAGACCTCTAAGGGAACGACGCCTCATTACTTCTTACCCCCAGCAATTTTGTGCGCTGCTCGAACAGCCGCTTTGAAACCGTTCTTCTTCCACTTGCCGTTCTTGAGTTTGTATCGAGGAGAAACACGCTTGAAGGCGGCTTTGTATTTTCGATTGTATGCGGAGACCTTGCGCTTCTTTGGGGCTTTTGCCGCCTCTACTGCCCCAGTCGTAGTACCTTCCACAAATCCCTGAACAAGACTAGGAGGAAGGCCAGTAAGTGTAGCGGTAGGGATGAGCAGACCGTCAGCGATCGCACGCAAGCGAGCGGCCAACAACATCTTCTCTTCAGGTGTCAAAGTGAACACCTCATTGTTGGCTCAAAGCGAGTGCCATTGCCCCTGCTTGGCTGAGAGTTTCCACAGTGCATTCAAGCATGATCGAGATTTCATCCACATGGTCAAAGGTCTGAGCGAC